GTGATGCCTTCGAGTGTTGCGCGCCCCATGGCGAGGAACAGCTTGGCGCGTGCCTGGTCGGGCATGTCTTCGGCGTCGGTCAGTTCCGCGGTGCGGTGCAGGACGGCCAGGTCGAAAGGCTCGCCGACCTTCTGCGACTTGAACGCGGCGGTCGCGACTTCTTCGGCGACCAGACAGCCCAGCGTGCGGGCGAAGCGGTCCGGCATGACCATCTTGTGTTGCAGCACGTACTGGGCGATATCGAGGCCACCGATGAAGTCGCCGGCGTCGAAGCGCCAGACCATGATGGTGGTCAGCACTTCGTCCTGGGCACCTTGGCCGGCGTCCAGCACGCCTTGCACGTAGGGGATGTATTCGGGCAGTAGCTGCCGCTTGAGTTCGGCCTTGCCCTGATTCGACTGCACCTGTTTCAGGCGCAGGCGATCTTGCAGCAGTTGGTTGAGCTGATGTTCGTAGGCCGTGGCGCCGGCCATGGTTTGTGTGGGTTCGGTCGCTGCCGCCTCAATGGCGGCAGTGACGCGTTGAAAATGCTGCTTGGCGAGGCTGCTGGCCATGGCTTATGCCCCTTCAAGCTCGATGTTTTCGACGAGGCAGCCGAGGCCGTAATCCTCAACGACATAGGCGTCGTTGCTGGATTCGTAGTTCTCGACCCGGTTCTTTTCCGGCGCTTCCTTCACGTAGCGGCGGCGTCCGCCGATTTGCCAGTAAATGGCAAGGTTGCTCAGCGTGGTGATCAGTGCAGCACCGTCGGGCACGTACGGCACTTCGACCGGCTGCTTACCGCCCATGCGCTTCTGCGAAAGGATCATGTCGGTCGCGAGTTTTTCAGTGGCCGGCTGTTCCTTGTTGATCAGCGGGAAATATTTGTCGTGTACCAGGTTGCTGCCGAGAATGACGACGATGCCCGGATCCTTGCGATGCCACGGGTCGATCAGGTTTGCGATTGCGTCGTAGACCAGCGCGTCGAGGTTGTTGTAGTCCGCTTCTGCCCCCGTTCCGATGACGATTTTGCCAGCGGTTTTGCCGTCCTTGAGAACGCGCGCCGAGGCGTTGTTGCGGTACTGCTGAAGCCAGCCGATGTTGACGTCCTGCAACAACGGGTTGGCCTGGCGGTCGGTGGTGGCAGCAGCGCTGACGCCGTTGAAGCCGATCATGATGCGGTCGAGGGCCTGGCGCTTGAGGATCGCGTCGCGCAGGCGTGCCTGGAAGTCGGGGAACTTCGCCCAGGCGTCGAGCTGCGCGTAGCGGATCGCGGTGTCAAAGTCGGTGTGCTTGGCTTCGTAGCCTTTCTTGTCCAGCGACGACACGTCGCGAGGCTGACGCACGCCATTGCCGGTGGTGTCGGTACGGCCGGCGATGGTGCTGCTGACGCCAAGGCCGACTTTTTCGCCTTGCAGTTCATCAACGCCGATGATGCCGATCTGGCCGAGGAATTCGCTGGATTCCTGCATGCGGGTTTCCAGCGTTTGCTGCACAGTCGGATCGACCGCGAAAGTGGCGGCAGTCGAGGATACGCCGTTAAGGCGCGCCAACTGGCTCAGGTAAGCGTTGAAGTGTTCGCGAGTGTCGTTACGCATGAATATCGTCCTTCGTGGGTCGGGGCTGTGGGTGGGCCGGCTGTCAGCAGTCGGTCATGACCTGGTTGTCGCCACCGGTGACCGGAGGGCGCTTCTTCTGGTTGTGGTCTTGGGTGTTCGAGAGCTTTGCCTTCAACTCGGTGAAGTCCTTGCTCAGTTGTTCCAGTCGGGTGTTCAGGCCGGCAGAAAATTTCTTCTCTGCTGCCAGTTGGTCCGGCAAATCCTTGACGTGCACAGCCACGGCTTCGACGGCCTCGCTGATCTGCGAAAACTCGGCGTCATCCTTGGCCTGTTTGCCGCCGAGCAGGATTTGCACCTTGCTGAACAGTTGAGCGCCGAGGCTTGGTTTGTCCTCGATTTCTTCAAAGGTCAGCTCGGTTTCCAGCGCTTCGGTGAACATCGAGGTCGCGGAATAGTGGCGATCCTTGAACGGGTTTGCGTCTGGCTTCTGGGCCGAGAACGCCAAAACATCAGTGCCGAGGCTGGCCGGGGAGTCGGTGACCGCGAGCCCGACGATGTAGGCCTCGCCGGTGTCGGCAAAGCTGTCGTCGATTTCGATGGACGTGTAAATCTTCTGCTTCGCCTTGTTCATGGCAATCAGATCGGACGTCGGCTCGACCTGGGCAAACAGCGCCAGTTTCTTCTGCCCGTTGATGTCCACTTCTTCGGTCTTCACGGCCAGCACGTCGCCGTAGGCCTTGAATGGGCTGTCCGGCATCACGCTACGGTAATGCTCCAGCCAGATGCGGGCGCCGTAGGTGGACGGGTTGAAATTTTTCGCAGCCTGTTCCAGCCAGGTACGTTTGATGATGCGCTTGTCGGAGGTAGCGCCCTCGACGGCCACGCGGAACCAGTTGCTGCGAAATTTCTTCATGCCGGGAATCCTCATTGCGTTGGGCGCCTGCTGTTGGCTGAGCAGTGCGTTGCGATGAGGGGCATGGTCGTGACGCGCGCGAGTTGCGGCAATGAGGCGGGACTGTAGGGCAGGGCGGTACAAGGGGCAGCGCTATTGAGTCGCGGGCGCGGGCGGCAGCATCGCGGCCATGACTACGACCGAACTGCTGCCCATCGATCCCCGCCGCCAATCCAAGTTTCTCTACTGGATGGGCTGGCGCATCTGCGAAATTGCCGAGGCTACGGGCGAAAAGGAAAAAACGCTACACAGCTGGAAGGCTCGCGATGAGTGGGACCGGGCTGACAACGTCGAACGCATCGGCGGGGCACTGGAAGCGCGCTTGGTGCAACTGATCCTCAAGGAAGGGAAAAGCGGCGGCGATTTCAAAGAGATTGATTTGCTGCACCGGCAGTTGGAGCGGCAGGCGCGTATCCAGCGCTTTCAGGGTGGCGGTACCGAAACCGACCTCAATCCGAACCTGGCCAAGCGCAATGCCGAGCCGAAGAAGAAGGCGGTCAAAAACGAGATTGATGAAGACCAGATCGAGCTGCTGCGCGAGGCCTTCGTCGATGGCTGTTTCGATTACCAGAAAGACTGGTACCGCGCCGGCAATCAGCGCACCCGCGTTATCCTCAAGAGCCGGCAGATCGGCGCGACATACTACTTCGCCCGCGAGGCGTTCATCGATGCGCTGGACACCGGGCGCAACCAGATTTTCCTGTCGGCTTCGAAGAACCAGGCCTACCTGTTCCGGGGCTACATTCAGGCGTTCTGCCGCGAGATTATCGGCGTCGAGCTGACTGGCGATCCCATCGTTCTGCCAAACGGCGCCGAGCTGTTTTTCCTCGGTACCAACGCCCGCACTGCCCAGGGCTACCACGGCAATTTCTACTTCGATGAATTCTTCTGGACGTTCAAGTTCGAGGAACTGAACAAAGTCGCCTCGGGCATGGCGATGCACAAGAAGTGGCGCAAAACCTACTTCTCCACCCCGTCGAGCATGGCCCATGAGGCATACACCTTCTGGACCGGCGAGCGTTTCAACAAGGGCAAGCCCGCCGCGCAGCATACGAAGGTGGACGTGTCCCACGGCGCGCTCCAGCAGGGCCGGTTCTGTGAGGATCGGTTGTGGCGGCAGATCGTCACGATCCTCGATGCGGAGCGAGGCGGTTGCGACCTCTTTGACATTGAAGAGCTGCGCCGCGAGTACAGCCCCGAGGCGTTCGCCAACCTGCTGATGTGCGAATTCGTTGACGACGGCGCGAGCATCTTCCCGCTGACCCTGTTGCAGTCGTGCATGGTGGACAGCTGGGTCGAGTGGGCCGAGGACTACAAACCGTTCGCCATGCGCCCGTTCAGCGACCGTCAGGTCTGGATCGGTTACGACCCGGCGGAGACGGGCGACTGTTCCGGCATGGTGGTGGTTGCGCCGCCGCTGGTACCGGGCGGCAAATTCCGCATCCTCGAGCGCCACCAGTTCCGGGGCATGGACTTCGCCGCGCAGGCCGCGTTCATCAAAAGCGTCTGCGATCGCTACTGGGTGACCTACATCGGGATCGACGTGACAGGTCTGGGCAGCGGCGTGGCCCAGCTGGTGCGCCAGTTCTTCCCGGCGGTGACCACCTTCAGCTACTCGCCCGAAGTCAAAACGCGCCTCGTACTCAAGGCCTACGACGTGATCCACAAGGGCCGGCTCGAATTCGATGCCGGCTGGACGGATATGGCCCAGTCGTTGATGGCGATCCGCAAAACCGTCACCGCCGGCGGACGCCAGTACACGTACACCGCCGGCCGCAACGACAACACTGGCCACGCCGATTTGGCCTGGGCGCTCTATCACGCTTTGCACCACGAACCGCTTGAGGGGCAGACGACTGCCAACACCGGGCGCATGGAGATTTACTGATGACCGAACAAATGGCCAACCAGACGTTGCCCACTACCACATCCGCCGCCGGCACCGGGACGCAGGTGTTTTCCTTCGGCGAGCCGACGCCAGTGCTGGGTGGTCGGGAGGTTTTCGACTATCTGGAGTGCTGGTTCAACGGGCGGTGGTATGAGCCGCCGCTGTCGCTCGACGGGCTGGCCCGGTCGGTGGGGGCGAGCGTGCATCTGCATTCGGGATTGATGTTCAAGCGGAACCTGTTGAGCAAAACGTTTATCCCTCATGCGCTGTTGTCGCGAGCTTCGTTTGAGCAGTTCGCGCTGGACTTTCTGTGCCTGGGCAATGGCTATCTGGAAGGGCGGCGTTCGCGGTTGGGTGGGGTGCGTAAGCTGGAGACGCCATTGGCCAAGTATATGCGTGCCGGGCCGGACGAGCAGTTTTACCAGGTGCGGGGGTGGAAGGATGAGCACGCGTTTGAGCCGGACAGCATTTTTCATCTACGTGAGGCGGATCTGCACCAGGAGATTTATGGGTTGCCGGAGTGGATCAGCGCTTTGCAGTCGGCGTTGTTAAATGAGTCGGCGACGTTGTTCCGGCGCAAGTATTACGAGAATGGCAGTCATGCCGGGTTCATCTTGTACATGACAGACGCCGCGCAGACCGAGGCGGACATTGATGCGTTGCGCAAGGCGCTGAAGGAATCGAAAGGGCCGGGGAATTTCCGAAATTTGTTTGTCTACTCGCCGACTGGGAAAAAAGACGGGATTCAGTTGATCCCGGTGAGCGAGGTCGCGGCGAAGGATGAATTCAACTCGATCAAGAATCAGACGCGGGATGATGTGCTGGCGAGCCTGCGTATTCCGCCGCAGTTGATGGGCATCGTTCCGCAGAACGCGGGCGGGTTCGGATCAATCAGGGAGGCGGCGCAAATCTATGCAGCCAATGAGCTGGAGCCGATTCAGACGCGAATGACTCAGCTGAACGACTGGCTGGGTGAAGAGATTATGAGATTCAAACCTTACGAGGTGGGCGGAGAAGCGTAATGCTTCCCGCTCGGTTATTAGCGACTCTCGTTTCAGCGTTTACGCTCGGCTACCTCTGTATCGTACTCGTCCCAAGACGCGAACCCGATAGGACGTTTGGGTTCTTCCGGATGGATTCTTTTCTGCCGTACCAGCAACACACTGATTTGGGTCACGTGCTGTACAAGCTCGACTGGCGAGCCATCGGGTTTCGTACCAAAAAAGCGGATTAGCGATGGATTGAAATAGCCAAGACCGGTGAAAGAAAAAGTCGTTTCGTTGCCGAAGTTAACAAGCTGTCCACCAACCTCGTATTCCTCCTCAAGCTCACGGTGGAACTCGTTCACCATCTGAACCAGGCGCCAGTAAAACTCACTTGCGTGGTTGGCATCTTTAGGAATTATTGGCATTTGCAGAGAAATTGGGTCGAAACCGCTTGGAAATGTCACGCTGTTATCCCTTTCATTGATTAGCATTTAATTGATACAAACGCCCTGTTGTCTTTGTACGCCTACCGCGCAACAGGGTCGTGTTGATCGTAGCTGCCCAATAGTAAGAAGCAAGGGGTCACAACCTTGATGGGCGGGAGGTCGAGACAACCGCATTCGATGAACTCACGCGGCCATTACTCTTGGCTCACGCTACCCTTTTCAGATGTCCTGCTTAGAAAGGTTGGCATGGGTGATTAGCTCAAGGGCGTCGTCAGCTTCGACTTTCAGTGCTCTGATATGCGTTTTCTCAAACAGACCCATTAGAGAGAAAGCACTGATCATCCCGTTGACATGTCCGTGATGCCAATTTGCAGTGTCTTTGCGACCAGTAATGGATTTGATCGCCGCCCGAACGAAGGCCATTGCTTCGTCAGCATTGCTTGGTGGAGTTGGCATAGTACTTCCTGTCGAATTCGTTATAGTTCGGTGCATCAGGGCTTCATCAAAAAACCTTGCCCATCACAAGTCTGGCAGTCTTCCCTTCGCCCGAACCGATCAAGGCAGGCAGGGCAGTTGCAGAATCTCGCCAGCTCGATGAAGGGGCGTAGCCTTTCGAACGCGTGAAGGTTGCAACACTCCTTAGCGACCTGCGCGACATCTACCAACGCTCGGAAGATGTCCGGGTCTTCAAGTGGCACATAGGTTTTGCCATTGATGATGCGAGCCGTCTCTACCAGCCTGTACTGCAACTCACCAGGCATCGTCAACGAAAGGCCGCTGATTCTACCAACTTCTCCGCTCATGCTCAGAACAAGGTCAGCCCCATCCGCATTCGGGTACACCTTTCCGTCGTAGGTGTGTGTCGGCCCCGGTAGTTCTGCGGACACCTCATTGAAGATTGACCGGCTAATCGTCCCGAGCAGCTCGCCCGTGTGGATCTTCAAGACGTCGTAGCTTGAGGATCCCCGGTAACGGCCTGGTGAATTCTGAAGCTCCTCTACGGCGTGCCAGTACGCCGCATCCGCCATCTCGTTCATATCAAACTGCTGAAGCTGGTCGATTAGTCCTTCTGTCGCCAGTGTCATGGACATTGCGTGGAGCGTTTCACGGTGTGCTTCCGGGTTCTGCATTCGGAAATCGCGGTCGTCGAGGGTCGAGCGCCACTGCTGAAGTCTTAGCGCCTTGGCCTGGTCAAAGTTCATGAGGTCAATCACTGTACGAATACTGGTTGCTTGTACAGTAATCGAGTGGCGATGAGGACGCGAGCGGGAGCCGATGAGCTGCTTGGATTTCGGGGTACTGGCGTGCCACAAGATGCGCTAGGGAGGCCTGTTCACACCTGGCGCGCGCCGTCGTCCCCCCACCTCGCCTGCGGGCTAAATGGGTCGTTTTTTCTGCGCCCCTGCGGACCACTTCCGGCGGCTCAGGCTGGGCGCTTGCTTGGCGTTGTGGGGAGGTTGAAAGCCTGCGGAACCCTGCACCGAGGCGGTATTTCTTCGAAAGGTCTGGATTGTTTGCTGTGGCGGTGGAAAGGGGGCGTTTCAAAAAGAGTAATTTCAGTAACAGCCTCTAGGGAATGGGCTGGAGGCCGCGTATTCCGAGGGGTTTGGTATTACAAAAAGGAGTAACAGAGAAGTAATTGAAAAGGTAATTATTTTCCAAGCTGTTGTTTCTAAAGGGTTTTTATAAGAGTGATGATTACATTTATAAAGAGTAATCAGATTACTTC